ACCGGACAGAATGGCCTCGAATTGGCTTGCAGCCTCAGATAAACCGATGCCCTGTGCGGGCGTGTCGGAGGTAGTCATCTATCTTTACCTTTTCCAACGTCGTCACGACGTTTGATTGGTTGAGCCTTAGCGCCTCACGGCGTTGCGGTTGTTGTGAGCCTCGACCTTCGGCGAATTCGCCAGCGAGCCAAGTTTCACCTTGATGTCCTCCAGGGCACGGATGGCTGCGTAGGCGGCTTCGCGCTTCTGAAGGTCTGCGGGTGACGCACTGCGCCACTCGGAGATGTAGCGCCCCTCAAGGTATGTGAAGATGTGCGCGACGACCGCGTCCTCATGCATCTCCTTGGCCTTGCGGGCGATGTCGATCGGCGTAAGCATTAGTCTTCTACCTCTGCTTCGTCTTCCGGTTCAGCGAACGGCTTCTCTTCCCACGCCTGGCATACGCGCAGATTGTGGCAGATGAAATCGAACTTGACGCAGTATCCCCTGCCGCCGCCGTCGCGGTCGAACTTGTCGAGCGGGACGCTCTCCATGTTTTCCTGCATGGCGGGCGTGTTGTCGAAGTATTCGCAATTTGCGCACAGCTGGCGACGGGCCTGCGCCTCGTCGATCTCCCACAAGTCAGCCATCTGCTGCCAGTATTCGCCGTTGGCGTCTGGCTCGACGCTGGCCTTGGTCGGCCCCAGCGCCCAATTCTTGATGACCTTGGCGCGGTTGGCGACGTTCTTGGCCGCCGTCGGAGCTTCCTCCGCCGCGTCGTCCATGCCGCCAATCAGGCTTTCCATCTTGCCGGCTGCCTGCATTTTGGTGAGGGCTGCCATTAGTATTGCTCCTCGGTCTGCTGCTCGGGGCTCTGCATCGTGTCGAGCAGGCCGGGCGGCACTTGGGCAAGCGGGGCCTTGTTGCGGATAAAGTCGCGGAGCATCGCCTTGCGGGTAAGGCCGCGCTCGCCTGCGCGCTTGTCGAGCGAGCGGCGGAAGAGCTCCATGAAGGTTCCCTGGCTCTCGTCGGCCAGGTTGGTGAGATCGCCAGCGCCCATCCACAGCGATGCCTGGAACTGCGCGGGGGTCATGCCGTAGCGGGCAGCGACCTTGTTCGCCATATCCTCATACATGGCATATTCAGTTTCACCTGGCGTGTCGGCCCACGCAGAAGCCTTGCCCTTGAAGTGCTCGGTGTCGGTGATGAGACCATCTTTCACGGCATTCGCCAAGTTCACTTCAACAACGTCCTTGCCCTTCACGTCGCGTTTGCCGATGTATTTCTTTATGCCATCTCCGTAATAGGCGACGAGATCCTCCAACTGCTTGCCGTTGAGCTTGGCCTGCGATGACAGAAAATCTGTACCGCCGTCAGCCATTGCAAGCATGCGCATGAAGTGCATGTCGGCGGCGATGTTCTTCTTGTTGCCGACCAAGTCGTTATAGAACCCTTTCACCTTGGGGTTCGCCTGGAGCCACTTAGTCAGCTTCGCACCCTTCAGGCCCGGCGGAGGCTGAAGTTCCCACTGACCCTCGCCTTGCTTGACGATGTTGCTCGCTTGGTTGCGCTGCTTAATGTGGCCGTAGTTGAAATTGTCGGGCATGTTAGGCACTTTGATGCCCAACTCGATTGCGGCCTCGGCAGGCGTAATGCCTTTCTCGTTCACCAAGCTCGCAACGCGCGGTGCGTCGTCGCCGAGTGCGCGATAGAAGCTTGCAAAACGGATGTTCTGAGGAACCTTGGCGCCAGTCGAGGTCGCGCCGATCTTTTTCATGTAGTCCATCCACTCGGCGGTGCCTTGTTCCTCACCAAGTTCACCGACAAACCAGTCGCGGAGCTCTTCCGTGTTGTACCAGTCCTCTCCGCCGAGCGTCTTGCCCTTGGCAATGTGCTTGTCGAAAATTGTGCCAAGCGGGCTCGTTGGGTTCGTGGCTTGGTCGTAGATGCGCTGCATGCGCTCGGGCACGCCGCGTGCAGGATTGTAGCGAGGGTAATCGCCGCCCGAGCGGTCGGGAGCGGCGCCACGGTAGCGAGGATCGTTGCCGGCCGGCATATCGACCGATGCCAGAGGGTCTATCGACGGGCCGCCGTTGTGGCCCACACCAAACCCGAGGATGCCCTCGACTGGCTGGCCCTGTGGCGGGTTCCAGGGCACGTCGTCCATCGCCGCGGCATTGGAGAGCACGTTGTCGCCGTACTGGCCCCTGGAGGCCCGGCGGGCCATGTTGACGGCGGTGGCGGCCTCATAGGCGGGGCCGATGCTGGACTGGTCGCCTATCAGGTCGAGGATGCCGGGGACGGCCATCTCGATCGTGCCGGTGGAGCGGTCAGGGTAGAACGGGAGGACACCGGGGCGCTGCTCGAATTGAAGCTCGCGGCCCTCGGCGTCAAACGGCACCAGGCGCCCGTCGATCTGATCCACGCGCACGGCGGCGCGCGGCATCATGTAGCCGTAGGCGGAGGGGTTGTTGACGGGGTCGAGGTACTCGTCGCCGAGTGCATCACCCGGCATCGTCTCAAATGCGCGGCGGATCGGGCCGGGCACGTAGCCGCCCATGCTGGGGAGCTCACGTTGCGGGCCGGGAGAGTTGAAGCCTCTGTTCTGGTATGGGACGCCGCCGGCCATCACTGCACTCCCATCTGCTGCGGCGCCAGATCACGCGGGCGGTCGATGAGGGCGAAGGCCTGCTCGACCGGCACCGGCACGCCATACTTGAGGCTCATCTCGTAAGCCTTCAGCCACAGGTCGGTTTCGATCTTGTCGCGCTCGCGGTCGTCGGAGGCCTTCTGCGTGGCGATCTCGACGGCCATCTTCTTGTCGGCGATCTCGATGTCCTTCTTGATCTTCTCCGCCTCGACCTGGGCGAGGATCTGCGTCGGGTCGGGCGCGGGCTGCGGCGGCTGCGCCATCTGCTGCTCGATCTCGGGAGTGATCTCGTTGAAGTAGCGCGAGGCATCCTTGACGCCCTGAAGCTCGAGGATCTGCGCAATCGTGTTCCGCATCTGCTTCATGCTCACGATCGGGTTGTTCGGCCCCAGCGTCTGCAGGATTTCCTTCTGCTGCGCCAGCACCGCCATCAGCGTCTGCACCTTCTGCTCGATCGAGCCGGTGCCGAGGCCGACGTTGACGACGACATCCATGTCGGCGTCCCAGGCGCGCGGGTCCACCGGCACCCAGCTGTTGCGGAGGCGCACGACGCGCGGCCGGTCCTGATGGCGGATGATCTCCTTGAGGAGGCCGCGGAACAGCCGGCGCACGCCCGTCTCGGCGAAGATGCGGGCAACCATCTCGAGGCGCTCCTGCGCCGCCGACATCGTCGCCGTCACTGCTGCCTTGGTCGTGCTCTGTAATACATCTGCATCAAGCCCCTGCGAGGCTTTTGACATGCCGGTGCGTGAGGCCTTGATGTCGTCAATATAGGCCAGGATCGGCATCGCCTGCTGACCGACGAAGGTGCTGCCGAGCTCTTGGATCATGCCCGGCTGCGTGACGCGCACCAGGCCGCCCGTCTCGACGTTCATGAGGTCGTCGGTGTTGACCGCGCCCTCCACGTAGGCGGTGCGCGGGTGGATCGTCTGCGCCAGGCTGTCGAGCGTGTTGCGGACGATGTTGGACTTGATCAGCTGCAGATCCATGACCTGGTCGGCGATCGAGGAGCCGATCACCATGTGCGGCTCGGGGTCGGGGCAGATCACGGCGAAGCGCACGTCCTCGGCGACCTCGTCGTGCAGGATGTAGGACGCCTCGCCAAGCGTGCAGACGCGGCGGAGCTCCGCCACGCCGTCGCCGTCCTTGTCGATGCGGATGTAGCTTTCGACGTAGAGGTAGCGCCGCATGGAGGGGTCCGACGTTTCGGACGTGCCGCCGAGGAACTCACGAAGGCCGGGATTGCGCGTCTGCGCCTCGTCGTTGAGGTCGAACGACGACGACGTGTTGCCGTTCTGCTCGATCTCGTCGCGGTCGTAGCCCATCTCGACGAGCTCCGACATCGTCCTCAGCGAGCGGTGCCCGACGTAGTCGGCGTTGTCGAGGTCGCGCGCGTTGCGGGCGATGATGAACTCCTCGGGCGGCACGCACTCGACGACCTGGCGCTTGTGCTCGATCTGCCGGCGGATGAAGACATCGAAAAGAGGCGAAGGGAGCCCGGTCATCGGGTCGGGCTCGCCTTCACCAGTCTGGACGGCCTCCAGGGAGGAGACGGTGCCGTCGGTCTGCAATACGTTGATCTGCGCCTGATCGAGGCCCGAGTAGTTCTCCTCGCGCACGTCGTAGGTCGTCGCGGTGAACCACTTGGTGATGCCTAGCTTGGTCGTGAGCGCATCCTTCAGCCATGAGTGCATGATGCTGAAGCCGGGGTTGTCGTTATTGAAGACGAACGAGACGTAGTCAGTCGCCTGCTCCGCCATCGGAACGTCCTCGGCCTTGCGCGGGCTGAACTCGACCGGCTTCTCGGAGGCCGTGAACACGCGCAGGAGGCTCGGCATCATGGCGAGGATGGTGTCGCGCACCTCGGTCATCACGACCTGGGAGCGGCCCTCCTCCTCGTTGCCGAAGTTGTCGCCGCGGTAGAACTTGGTCGCCAGTCGGCGCTGGGGAGCGATCTCGTCGTCGATGTAGTCCTCGGCGTCGGTGATCGCCGCCTTCACGGCGCCCTGGAAAGCCTCTTCCGACATGGCGCCGGCGTCGGTGGCGTCATCCGCCTCCGCCAGACCCATCTCGATGAGGTCGTCGATCTCAGCCATCAGAGCAAGCCGTCAACGGGCGGCACGCCGCCGTTCTGGCCTTGAGTGCGATACCACTCCTTCCACCATTCCGGGATCAGGTTCAGCTTGAACTTGTCGCCTGGCAGCGGGGCGGGCTTCGTCGGGTCAACCGGGGGCAATTCGCCGCCCGTCGTGGGCTGGCTGGCGGCGCGGTATGGCGTCGTGCCGGATGCGTACATCGACTGGCTGCGCGGGTCGAACGTCGTCCACTGGCCGCCGGTCTTCTGCTGGAAGGGCATGCCCATCATCGCGGCCATGCCGCCCATGCCGCCGCGAGAGTTCTTCAGCGCCCAGTTAACCTGCTGCGCGATTTGGCTCATTCCGGTTTTCGGGTTGTTGGGCATGTCAGTACAGCCCCGCCGGGCGCGTATCCCGCGAGCGGAGGCTGGGGTAGCCTTTTTCGGTAGTGTCGAGGCTGCGCGTGCCGGG